CACGTGCGACCCCCTCTGACTTTATTTGACATTAGCGGCGAATTTGGGCGTCGAAACGGCGGTGATTTTGTGGCGACGAATAGAGAGATGGCGAGAAAGGAGCGCATCAAGGCTGAGGAGGCCAGACTTAGGGGAATCTTGGCCGAGATGCCTGAAGATAAGCTGCGACTCGTCGAAGGGCTCATCCAGCGGGCCGCGTTCTTGCGCGTGGAGTTGGAGGATCTGGAGGCTGACATCAACGCCAACGGCTCCACTGAGGAATATCAGGCCAGTCCGACGTCGCCTCCGGTGACACGCATCCGCGCGGCGGCGCAGCACTACGACCGGATGGTGCGACAGTACCTCGCTACGTGCAAACAACTCGCCGAGTTGGCCGAGGCGCCGGGTGCGGCAAAGGGAGCAGGCAAGGGTGGCGACGGCGAGCAGAATCCGTTCGAGGCGCTCTTCCAGTCGAAGATCCGCCGAGTCAAGTAAGTCGCTGCCCAAGTACATCCAAGACTGGCACGACTACGTCGAAGCGCACCCGGAACGGCACTGCGAAGACATAAAGAAGCTCAAGCGAATGATCGAAGACCTGCTGGCCCGCGATGATATCTTCTACGACCCGACCGACGTGGAGACGTTCATTCAGTTCTGCTCGATGTTGCGCCACAAGGAAGGGCGTTGGGCCGGGCAGCCGCTGGAACTGTCCATCGAGCAGAAGTACATTGCGGCGTGCGTCCTGGGTATCAAATGGCACGACCCGGAACTGGACATGGACGTCCGGTATTTCCGGGAGCTGGTGTTGTTTGTTGGGCGCAAGTGGGGCAAGTCGACGTTCATTAGCGCCTTGGCGGCCTACATGCTCATGCTGGACGGGGAGCCGGCCGCCCAGGTATGGTGCCTCGCCACGGTCAAGAGCCAAGCGGCCATTGTCTACGAGAACACCAAGGCGCTGTTGCAGTCGAGCCCTTATCTGACGCCGCCGGATAACCCGCGCAAGTATTGGAGAACTAAGCGTGACAGGGACAATGCGGAGATGATCTTGTTCCCGGCGACCAACTCGTTTATGAAGCCGGGCGGCAAAAATTCGCAGAACCAGGACGGTCTGAACCCGCATTGTTACGTGATTGACGAGCTGCACGCCATAACCGACCGGAACACCTATGACGTGTTCACGTCGGCAACTGGTGCCAGGGCGCAGCCTTTAGGCATCATCATCTCGACGTTTGGGTTTGTTCGAGAAGGCATCTTTGATGCCATCCTGGAGCGATGCGAGAAACGCCTGAATGGGGAGAGCGACGAACGTCTGTTCCCAATGATCTTTCGTATCGACAAGGATGACGACCCGACCGATGAGCGGTGCTGGATCAAGGCGAACCCGGGCCTTCTCGAAGGTCGGCCTACTCTGCGGTATCTGCGTGAGGAGTTCCAGAAGACGGTCGCCGACCCGTCGATGCTGCCGAGCTTCTTGGCGAAGCACTTGAACCGGGCGGCCAGTACGGCGGTGGCCTTCTTCGACCTTCACGTCATCGACCAGTGCGCCGCCGACATGAGCCTGGATATGCTCCGGGACAAGTACGCGGTCGGTGGCGTGGACTTGGCCGAGACGACGGACTTGTGCTGCGCGACGGCGCTGGTTCCGCTGAATGGCAAGCTCCATGTGTTCCAGCGTTACTTCATCGCCAGGAACCGGCTGGAGCAAAACTCAAAGCGGGACCAGATGGCCTATGAGAGCTTCACCCGGACGGGGGCAAGCGACCCGTTAAACCACAAGCTGCTGCATATCTGTGAGGGCAGCTTGGTGAGCCGCAAGGACGTGGCCGCATGGTTCGAGATGCTGGCCACGGAATACGGCGTTGTGTTTTGGAAGATCGGCGCTGACCGCTGGCATTTCTCGGACTTCGCCGAGGAAATGGAGCTCCGCGGCTTTCCCAGAGAGGACAAAGACGGCCGCGGGGTCCTGTTTGAGGTGGCACAGGGTGCCAAGACCTTGTCGGCGCCGATGAAGGAAACTCGGGTTCTGTTTGCTGATCGCAAGGTCGTGTTCAGCCGGCACAACGGCTTGTTTCGTTGGTGCGTCACCAACACGGCGGCCCGGGTGGACTCGAACAACAACGTTACACCGGACAAGAAGTCGTCTAGGGCGAGAATCGACGGCTACACGGCGTTCCTGAACGCCTATGTTGCCTATCTGCGATGCAAAGACGACTTTGCCGTGTACCAACCATGACGGGAGCCGCCCCATCGAGGGCGGTTTTCGTATGCCAGAGGTGGTGAGCATGTGAGCTGGCTGCAGCGCATTTTCAATCGACCCCGTGGTGAGACAGTTGGTAGAGTCCTGCTCATCACCGACCACGGAAGCTGGTTTCGGACTTGGGACGGATCGCTCTACAAGAGCGACATCGTCCGTGCGGCTATCCGGCCAAAGGCCAAAGCCATCGGCAAATTGACGGCTATGCATATCCGGGAAGCCGCGGGGCAGCTGCAGGTCAACCCAGAGCCGTATCTGCGGATGCTACTAGAGGAGCCTAATCCGTATAGTGGTGGCCAGATGTTCCGGGAGCGGCTGGCGACGCTACTCCAGCTGAACAACAATGCGTTCATCCAGATTGTCCGGGACCGGGACGGCCTGCCGGCGCAGCTATACATCATTCCGGCAGCGACGGCCGAGGCCATCCTGCGACCGGACGGAAGCTTGTGGATGCGGTTCCAACTGACGGACGGCGACCTGTTGGAGCTGCCGTACAAGGACGTCATCCACCTGCGGGATGAGTACGCCGAGAACGACATTTTCGGCGCTCATAAGGCGGAGGCGCTGAAGCAGTTGCTGGAGATCATCGCAGCCTCCGACCAGAGTATCGTCCAAGCCGTGAAGCGGTCAGCATTTATCCGGTGGCTGCTTAAATTCCGGCAACATCTCAAACCCGAAGACGCACGCCGGTTCGTGGAGGAGTTCTCGCGGGACTATTTGAGCCTGGAAAACGAGACTGGCATTCTGCCGCAGGACTCCCGTTTTGAAGTGGAACCCATGCGGGACGGCGGCCAGCCATACGTCCCTGCGTCCCCGCTCCAGCAGCGGGCGGTTGAGCGCATCTACTCGTTCTTCCGGGTCAATGAGGCCATCGTGCAGGCGAAGTACGATGAAAACCAGTGGCTGGCCTACTATGAGGCCGAGATTGCGCCGCTGGCCCAGCAGATGTCGGAAGAATTCACCCGGAAACTCTTCAGCCGGCGTGAACGGGGTTTCGGCAATCGCATCGTGTTCGACGCTACGGCCTTGACGTTTGCCAGCATGCAAACAAAGCTCGGGCTGGTGCAGATGGTTGACCGGGGCGCCCTCACNCCNAACGAGTGGCGCCGGATTCTGAACNTGCCGCCCATCGAAGGCGGCGACAAGCCGATCCGACGGCTAGATACGGATGTTGTTAGCGACTGGGCAGAACGGGGAGGTGATGGCGAGTGAGTGGCAAGCGGTTCTGGAGGTTCCTTAACCGCTCAGATGACGAAGTCGAATTGCGAATCGAGGGCGAGATTGTTGACGATGATGATGCCTGGGCGTATGAATGGCTGGGGATCCAGCACGTGACGCCCAACGCGTTTCGCGAAGAGCTGGCCAAATACAAGGGCAAGGACCTTACCGTTTGGATCGACAGTCTGGGCGGTGTTGTCTGGGCGGCGGCTGGCATCTACAATGCCCTGATGGAGCATCAAGGTAGAGTCACCGTCAAAATCGACGGCAAGGCCCTATCGGCGGCAACCATCATCGCTATGGCTGGTGACGAGGTGCTGATGTCGCCGGCGGCTGTAATGATGGTCCATAACCCGTGGGTTCATGTCGCAGGGGACGCGGATTCCCTGCGGCACATGGCTGGCGTCCTGGATGAGATCAAGGAGGCCATCATCACCGCCTACGAGATTAAGACGGGCCTCTCGAGGGATGAACTGGCTCGCTTGATGGATGAGGAAACCTGGATGAGCGCCCGCAAGGCGGTGGAACTCGGGTTCGCCGACGGCATCCTCTATGCCGACGACGCCGAGCCAGAGTCAGCCAACGCCCGGGCGGCGCCGGCGTATGCGGTCAGCCGGCTCGCGGTTCTCAACATGGCCGACGCAGCGATGCGTCGGCTTTTTGATGTCTGGAAAGCGCACAACGGCGGCCGAGAGGCCGACCTGCAGCTCCAACTGGAGCTAATCAAACTCAAGGAGGTCAAGGATGATGACGCGTAAGGAGTATGTCGAGAAGCGGAAGGCCCTGGTCGCCGAGGCGGAAGCCTACGCGGCCGAGGGCAGTGTCGAGCGGTTCAACGAGGTGAAGGCGCAGATTGAGGCGCTCGACCGGGAGTACGAGGCGGCCATCGTGGCCCGGGCAAACGCCCGCGCGCTGCAGGAGGAACTGAAGGTCCTCCAGTCCCGCACGGTTGGCGCAGACGAGCCGGCGTTGGTGCCCGGTACTGGGCAGGTTGTCGACGCCATGCAGGCCGACAAAGCGCGGGTCATCACCCGCTGGGGTGTCCAGGCGTCGGCGGAGCGCGGTCGCGCCCTGAAGGCCATGAACGCCGTGAAGCTGACGACCGAAGGTGTGCTGGTGCCCACTCGCTACGGCACCGACTTGATGCCGGCGTGGAACGAGGTCTCGTCTCTCATCGACCTCGTCCGCATCTTCCCGCGGATCGGCGGCGAGGCGTTCGAGCGGTCCTACGTCCGTGGCTACGGCGAGGGCCAGGAGGTCGCGGACGACGCTGACTACCACGAGTCCGATACCGAGTTCGGGTTTGTGAGGATCGGCAAGAGCAAGGTGACGGTGTACACCGAAGAGGACGAGGGCGTGCTCAAGCTGCCGGACATCGACTATGACGCCGAGATCGTCAACGGTGTGCGCATCGCCCTGCGGAAGCGCATCGCCCGGCAGATTTTGGTCGGTCCCGGCACTTCGGACCGGCTCACGGGCATCTTTGCCTCCAACTATTCGAGCGCGGACCCGAAGGNCGGCGCCATCGACCCGGCGACGGACCTGCAGCTGGCGACCATCGACGACGGCACGCTGGACGAGATCATTTTCAGTTACGGTGGGGAGGAAGATGTGGAGTCCGGTGCGGCCTTGATCCTCAATAAGCAGGATCTCAAGGCGTTCGCCAAGCTCCGCGACGGCAACGGCAACCGGATCCACACCATCAGCTACAACGGCAACACCGGGCTGATTGACGGTGTGCCGTTCATCATTAACTCGGCTTGCGGTGTGCTGTCCGGCGCCGGCACCGCGCCCGACACCTACTGCATGGCTTACGGCCACCTGTCCAACTACGGCTTGGCGATTTTCTCGGACATCGACATCCAGCGGTCCACCGACTACAAGTTCCGGTCGGGCCAGGTGGCGCACCGCGGCAGCGTGTACGTCGGTGGCAACGTCATCAAGTGGAACGGCTTCGTGCGGGTCAAGAAGGCCGCAGGCGGCGAGTAAGGTGATGCCCGATGATGTACCGGGCGACGCGGTCTTTCGTCTGCCCGTGGACCGGGCAGCTTTACCTGCGCGGTAAGCTGTGCCTTATCCAAGACGCCGACCGGGCGGCGTACCTGGAGCGGCATGGGCTCATTGAGCGAGTGGACAAGGCCCCGGCGGGCGACGAACCTGCCGGGGCCCATGTGTCCTGCGCAGAGAGCGAACCCAAGCATGTCGGTGGCGGCTGGTATGAGCTGCCCGATGGGCGCCGGGTGCGGGGCAAGGAACAGGCCCTGCAGGTGATGCGCGATGGCGTTGTTGGATGATGTGAAGCTGGCTCTCCGCATCAGCCCCGGCACCACCGCTTACGACGGCGAGGTGCANGATCTGATTGCGGCGGCCAAGNCGGACCTAAAGCGCGCCGGCGTTGATCCGGCGAAGGTGGACGCAGCAGATGAAGCGCTGGATCCACTCATCAAGCGGGCCATTGTCGTCAAGTGCAAGGCCGAATTCGGGTTTGACAATCCCGACGCTGAGCGGTTGAGCCGTGCCTACGAGCACCTAGTGGCCGCCCTGACTCTCTCGCAAGATTATCTGCCGCCCAAGGAGGCGTGAGCGGTGCTGTTCAGAGACGTCATTGAACTGCTGTCAAGGACGTTGGAGCAGGACCCGCTCACGGGCGAGATGCGGGAGGTCGAGGCGGCCAGGCAGGTGTTCGCCAACCGGCGGTCGGTGCGGCAGAGCGAGTTCTACGCGGCGCACATGGCCGGCCTGCAGCCAGAGGTCATGTTCGAGGTCCGCTCGTTCGAGTACCAGGACGAGCGGGCGCTGCGGTACCAGGGGCGCCGCTACGACATCATCCGCACCTACGACCGGGGCGAGATGACGGAGCTTGTCTGTGCAGCCGCTCTAAACAAGTGACCCCGGGAAAGGGAGGGGGACGTATGAACCTCAAGAAGCGCGTCATTCTTGAGTTTGACGAGGTGCCAAAGCTGATCTTCGTGCAGGGCGCAGGGTTAAACGATAAGGCGCTCTATATCGACGGCAAGAAGGTCAGGGGAATTCGCCGCGTTCGCATCGAGGCGAGCCTCGACGAGATCACGACTCACGAGGTGGAGTATGTGACGCACGCCGCTGGTGAGGAGCCTGTCGCGTTGGACGGGTGATGGCCCATGGAAATCCGTTTCGAGATGCAGGGCCATAAGACGGTGTTGCGGGCCTTTGAGGCTATGCGCCGCAACACCCAGCGCTCTACCGTCACCAAGGCCGCCAGAGTAGCGGCCAAGCGCATTGGTGAAGAAGCCCGGCGGCGGGCACCGCGGCACCCTGGCGGACCAAGCCACCCGAGGCAGGGACACGCCTACAAGACCATCAAGTGGATCAACGTCGAACGGTGGCCGGACAGGGCGACTTTCGCTATCGGGGCAACCGACCACGGGTTCTACCTCAATTTCCATGAGACCGGGACCGTCAAGATGGCGGCCCGCCCCTGGCTGCGGCCGGCGCTGGACGCCGTTGGCGCACGGGCTGTGCAGGAGGCCGGGGACGTGTTCCGCGAGGCCGTTCTCCAGGCGGCCGCGAAGGCCAAGGGCAAGCAGTAACGGGGTGATGCCATGGCGTTAGAGGTCGAAATTCTGGTCCGCCAGCGCCTGCTTGCCTCGCCCGAAGTGCAGGCCCTGGTCGGCACCCGGATTTTCCCGGTCGGTGGCCGGCCCGATGAGGGTCCGGAGGCGGAGCTGCCGGCCATCACGTACCAACGGGTGAGCAATCGGCGCCTGACGTCGCATCAGGGTTCTAGCGGGGCCTCGTTGCCGCTGGTGCAGCTCTCGTGCTGGGCCGAGACATGGTCCGAGGTGCGGGCGGTGGCCGCGGCTGTGCGGCGGGCATTGGACGGCTGGATCGACTACTCCAGCGATCCGCCGATCTATGGTGTGACCATCGAGGGCGATCTGGACGAGTACGACGCGGACGCCAAGGTCTACCACGTGCCGCTGAGTGTGCGGGTACGTGCTGGGGAGTGATGGGATGAGGGTAGAGTTCAATGTGGCGAGAGGACGAGCTGTTCAGGGCAGAGGCAGCCAACTGGCTGCCTTTTCTGTTCTCCTGGACATCGAGTCCGAGCAGTTGAGCGTGATGGAGCGGGCCGAGCTGGCTCAGCGGTTGACGGTGCGATTCGCACAGGCCATNGCTGAGGAGTTTGGCGGCGAGGAAATTGAAATCAGGAGGTCGAGAGAATAAATGTCTAAGCATGCGGGTTTTGGTGCNCAAATCTATTTGGTGAATGGTGGTACGAAGACGCTCATTCCCGGCCTTCGGGGCGACCCCGTTCTGGCCGAGGAGCAAGCGGAGCAGATTGAGGTGACCGCTCACGATTCGCCCGGCGGGCGCCGGGAGTACATTGGCGGGCTCATTGATACGGTGGAGCGTACGCTAGAGTTTTATTATGACCCATCGGAGACCACGCACCAGACGCTTCGCCAATCGGTGCGGCAAACGCTCACCTTTGAGGTCGACCATCCGGCATTCGCCCAACCTGAGCAGTTTGACGCCGTGGTCATGAACGCGCGGGTTACGGCGGAGCTGGAAGGCGGCTTGGTTCTGTCGGTGACGCTCAAGCCCACGGGCGAGCAGACGTCGGTGGAGGACTAAGACGGGGCGGCCACGGCGCCGCCCCTCCATCATTTGACGGAGGGATAC